ACTGTTTCACGGGCTGGCGCAAGTGGCTTTGCTACGTTGCCAGACCTGGAGTCAGGAAGAAAGCCAAGCGGGAATACAATAAGACCATACGCCGCCAAGTCAGGCGGGATCTGTGGTTCAAGTCGATTGTTAAGGAGGACTAGATGGAAGGGCAACTATTCACGAACGACCAAACAGTTGTTGACGGATAACAACTTATTAGTGTAATAGAAGAGTATGGGCAACCTCAGTGATAGACAACGCAAGTTCGCAGAGAATTTGGCCACAGGCATGAGCCAGACCGAGGCATACAAGCGAGCAGGGTACACCGCAAAGAATAATAAGGTGGCAGAGGCCAGCGCATCACGGTTGCTATCAAACGTTAAGGTATCAACATATCTTGATGAGTTGAGAGCAAAATCAGTAGATGAGACTATCTGGACCCGCAACAAGATGATCGCCTACCTGTGCGCAGTCTTGGAAATTGACGTAAAGGATGTGATTAACCCTGAAACGGGCGCAATGGAATTGGAGACAGCCGGGAGCATGGTCACCTCCTTCAAGGTGCAGGAGAAGGTCAACGCCAACGGGGATGTGTGGGGCGTGGACAAGGATGCCAAGTTCTTCAGCAAGGAGAAGGCGGCCGAGATGCTGACCAAGCTGATGGGGTGGAACGAGCCAGAGAAACTGGAAGTGGACGCAGGGCCAAGTCTGCTGGAGTGGATTCGGGAGCGCAATGGACAAGAATAGCCTGATCAGCCCGGTGTGGAGGCTCAACAACCTGTACACCATCACGACCAAGGAAGGGAAGGTTGTCCCCTTCAGACCCACCGAGTACCAGAACCGCATCATCAAGGCGGTCTACGAGAAGAACCGCAGACGCATCATCGTGCTGAAGGCCAGACGGATGGGCATGAGTACGCTCATCGACCTGATGGCACTCGACTCAGCCTACTTCTCACCCAATTTCCAAGCCTCCATTGTCGATCTCACCCAAGGGGATGCCTCCGAGAAGCTGAAGACCAAGTGCCGGTTCGCCCTGGACAACTTCCATGAGGAGTTAAAGGAGAAGCTGGTAGCCGACTCAAGCAAGCAACTGGCCTTCCAGAATGGGAGCACCATCAACGCTGGCAAGAATGCCCGTGGCGGGACCAATCAATTCCTGCACATTTCAGAATGGGGACCAATCGCCTACGAGGATCCCAGGCGCTCCGAGGAGATTATGACCGGGGCGTTGCCCTCCGCAGACACTGGCATCATCATGGTGGAATCAACCTTCAAGGGTGGCAAGGGCGGTCACTTCTATGACCTTATCAAGCGGAGCATGGAGACTCCCGACCACCAGAAGACGGACAAGGACTTCTGGTTCTACTTTTTTCCGTGGTATGACGATCATCGGCACACACTCAATGGGGACACCGGCCAGATTGACTCCGAAACCACGGAATACCTTTCCGAGATGGAGTCCGAATTGGGCATCACCTTCACCCCCGGACAGAAGCTGTGGTACTTCAAGACCAAGTGCGAGCAGGGCATCTTCATGTTCCGTGAGTACCCGACCACCCCTGAGGAGGCGTTCAGAGCGCCCGTGGAAGGGGCTATCTACGGGGACATCATATCCACCATCCGCAGCAAGGGGCAGATACGCCCGATGGCCCATGACAGTGCTTACCCGGTCTACACCTCATGGGACTTGGGTTGGGCCGACTCCACAAGCGTGTGGTTCTGGCAGCTGATCGGTAATCAGGTCTACTGGCTCAAGAACATCACCGTCCAGCGCACCACAGCCGGGGAGATGGCCACCCTCATACGGGACACGGGCATTCCCATTGCCGGTCACTTCCTCCCCCACGATGCGGCCGCAGTCAAGGGCGGATCCGGTCTGAACTACCAAGCGGAACTGGAGAAGGCGGGACTGATGCACACCAAGGTTGTCCCCCGCACACGGGACATCTGGACAGGCATCAATCAGATGCGGGACATCCTACAACGCTCCTGGTTCGCCCGTGAGGAGTGCAAGGAGGGCTTGGAAGCACTGGAGGCATACCACACCAAGGACATTCACTCCACGGCCACTATCACCAAGGAACCGGTCCACGATTGGGCATCCCACCCGGCAGATGCCGCCCGTTATGCCGCTGAAGCGATCAATCTGGGCATGGTGGTGGACAACTCAGGACTGAGCCGGGAACACCAGCAGAGAGTCACACGGCCCCGCAGGAGGGCGCTATCAGGAATCAAGCTATGAGTCATCACATCAATCCCATCTTCGATGCCATGCAAGTCTACAAGACCGAACCATGCGCCCGCACCTTTCAAGAGGACATGGAACTGCACCTGATCAGCGGGTATGTGGTTTCCACCCCGGACTACTTTGTGATGGCCCGCCCGGTCAACAAGGATGCTGACCCCGCCCGGATTGTTGACCCAAATGTAATGTTTAACAAGGAAGAGTGGAACTGCTGGCACATCTACCTGTATGCCGGGGACATTGTTAAGGCATGGGACAAAGACACTTTACACTTGCCATTCGTTAGCTTTGAGCGTAAGAATCGGCTACGAATTTACCCAATGGAGAGAATTTACTGGCTTGCCCAAAGTTGTTAACCGTTAACAAAACAAAAATATGAAGAAAATCTACTGCCGCAAGGGGGGATCCCCGACACCACCCGCACCACCCGCACCCCCTCCCACGGCCAAGGAAGTGGAAGTGCGCCAGGCTGACCGAGACACCCGCAGGGCCAAGCTGAAGAGGCAGGGTTATGCTGACACGCTTCTAGCCGGTCAGGGCGAGGAGAACCGCAACAAGAAGACGCTTCTGGGGGGCTAGGATGATTTGGTGCAACAAGGGCAAGGGTTTTGAAACTCTCAGGGATGCGGCTATGCGCAAGGCGGCCATCAAGGATGCGATCATCAAGACCAATCCGGTCATGGCGGCCACCAAGATCAAGAACCAGCGCAACACGCCCGCCAAGTCTGTACAGTCTGCAAGGACAACCAAGGTCCAGAACAGCCCCAGCAAGGGTATGGGCAGTGCTGGTAATGCTGGCGGGGGACGCACCCTGCTGGGAGGTGGGGGCTGATCATGGTAGACGTAAAGCAACTTATTACCCACTGTGACGACCTGTTTGCCAAGCAGAGCAACTGGCGGCACACATGGCAGGATGTCAGTGACTATGTGTACCCGGTCAAGAGCAACATCGAGACAACGGAAACCCCTGGCGAGGTACGGGCAACGGAACGCTACGATACCACTGCGGAAGAGGCGCTACTGGATTTTGCCGCTGGGCTTGTAGGTTGGTTGACCCCGGTGGGGGAAAGCTGGTTCCGCTTTGAACCACGCAACAAGAATGCTTCAGACGCATCCAAGGCATGGTTCAAGAAGTGTACGGAGCGGGCAACCGAGGCTCTATTCTCCAGCAATTTCTATCTCTCATGGCATGAGGGGTGCATTGATGCCGGGGCATTTGGGACAATCGGGATGTTCGTGGAACACAGCCCGGAGAAGTTGCTGAACTTCATGTCCTGGCCTATTGGGACGTATGCGTATTGCGTGAATGCAGACGGTGACCCTGATTATGTCTTCCGCAAGTGGAAGTGGACCGCAAGACAGGCGGTGAACGTCTGGGGCGTGGACAAGGTGACTGAACCGATCCGCAAAGCCTATGAGGAGGGCGGAGCCAACGCAGAGAAGGAATTTGAGTTCGCCCATGCTATCTACAACCGTCAGAAGGGTGAGTATTTGGACGGTGAGGCGGCCGGTGAGCGCAGACCCATAGCCAGCGTCTACATAGACTACACAAACAAGAAGCTGATCGAGGAGGATGGCTACTACGAGTGGCCCGCACCTGTTGGTCGCTTACTCAAATCCAATAGCGAAAACTATGGACGCTCACCGGCTATGGGTGTTCTTCCAGAGATCAAGATGCTCAACCGCATGGAGATGGACCTGTTGGTTGGGCTGGAGAAGATGGTCAACCCATCGTGGCTGATGCCGAGTGATTCAGACTACGAGGTGGACAACCGCCCGGACGGGATCACCTACTGGAATGCCACTAATCCCAACGCCAAGCCTGAGCAGTTGCAGTTGAATAACCGCATTGATCTGGCCGAGGGGAAGACCGAGCAGAAGCGGGAACGCATCCGCAAGGCATTCTTCAATGACATGTTCCAGATGGTCACGCAGATTGGCATGGACAAGGCGACACCTCCAACGGCCACGCAGATACAGGCAATGGTGGAGGAACGCATTGCCTTGTTTACCCCGATCTTTGCCCGCATGATCCAAGAGGTCTTGAATCCGCTTTTGGAGCGTGTGTTTGGCATCCTGTTCCGTGCCGGTGAGTTTCCTGAGATGCCACCGGAACTGTTGGAAGAGGGCGGGGAGTACGACATAACCTACGTTTCCCGGATCGCAATGGCCATCAAGAGCCTCCAGAACGGACAACTGATGCAAGCATTGGAGTTCATCCGTGGGTTCATGGAAATCGACCCCAGCGCCCGATTCTGGTTGAAGACAAGCAAGGCGGGTCGTGGTGCATTGATGAACCTGAGTCTGCCATCGGATTGGCTCAACACTGAGGACGAGATCAATGAGATGATCGCCCAGGATCAAGAGCAACAGCGACAAGCGCAGATGATGGAGATGATGAAGACCGGGGCGCAAGCGGCCGGGGCAATGCCTCCTGAATTGGTGGAACAGCTAGGGAAGCAGTAACAGGAGTTTATGAGCAGGAAAGAGGACGACAAACAACTGACCATAGCCTACCAGACACTGTTCAACAGTGAACACGGGAAGCTGGTCTTGAAGGACTTGCAAGCCAAGTTTGGCTGGCTCAAGCCTTCCGCACAACCGGGGCAGAATCCGACAGATGCATTTCTGGCAGACGGGATGAAGATGCCCCTGTATGAGATCAATAGGCGGCTCACGATGAGCGTGGACAACGAGGAGAAAAAACAAACCAAGGCGAAAAGTGGAATCAAGTAAGAAACGGGCAAAGGGCGTGAACAAACCAGCAAGCAATGCGTATTCATGTAGCGGGGGAGTGATCTTCCGCTTTGAGGATGCCCTGGCCGACATCATGCCAGACGGGTCGGTGAGTTACCGTCCGGGAATGAAGCGCTATGCGGCCGCAGTGAGCCGCTTTCTGGTGGACAATCCAGAGTACATTCAGGACGGCCAGTACGAGCAGATCCCCATTGATGACCTGAAGAGGCGCTACCCGGACTTTCCGGGGGAGATTGA